AACGTGGACTTAAAATATAAGTTTATTTTAGTTACGAATATTCCACTTACCTCATCAACAAAAAACGACTGGGCAATAGGATTTTTATTTCTCTTATACCCTAAACTATTTACAGACATTATTTTTTCTCCGTAACTGTATTATCAATGTATTTATGTTCACCACCGATAAGCACTATCAATCTCAGTAGAGCGAACAATGCAATCATGCCGAATGCGGATGGTTTCTTGTTTGTTTTACCGAAGTATGAAGAAATTGGATAACCAACATACATAAGGAACTTACCAAGTTTGCTACCTTTTTCTCTAATACCCATTTCATAGGCCATCTGAATCGCCCATGGTGTAGCAATTGCCTTTGCCCAACGTGTTGCCCAATTACTAGTATGTTCAATACGTTTCACATCATCTCTGATCCAAGGTGCAACATTTGGTGCATCTTCAACACCGTTCATCCAATCAACGACTATCTGCGCCCATGCGTGATAACCGTTAACAATGTCTGGATGTGTCTTAGCCAACTGTCTGCCGTATTCTTGGTCGGCTGCAAAGATGTCGTAAGGCAGCAGACCCATTTGATGCAATGCAGTACAAATAATCTTGCCTTTATCATCGTCACCCTTTGAATCTTTACCCGCTTGATCCTGAGCATCTTCAATTCGAGCAAGTCTATCTCGAGTCATCTTCTCTCTTGCAGCTTGAATACTCGTAGCGGTGCCTTGCGTCGCAGCCTCATCATATCCATGCGTAGGATTATGCCATTGATTCTGTAGCCCCGCAGTATGCTGATCACCGTCGTCACCATAGTTTCTTACTCTTTTGTATACAGTCTGATTAAGAGTCTTTTCACCTTCAACTTCAATGACTCGAGTTGACTTAACATCTTGGTGCACAGTATCAAGATGTCCTTGAGCGACATAAATTGCTCGAGCAACTGTTCCACTTACTGTTTCATTATTAACGTTTACATCCATAATTTTAATTTCGTGAGTGCCAGATCTAAATCTAAATGAATTATTATTTGGAATCATTAATGACACATCTACTGCACCAGAAATGTCAGTTGTTAATGCAGTTGAACCATCAACATGTGTTGTTTTACCCTTAAGAGTATTACCATAATCTTTCGTCGTCGTTGAATATCTTTCGAAAGCCTGTTCGCGGACATAATCAGTCATAAGCTTTCCACTAAAGAATACAAACACATTCGAATTAGGTCTTAATCCTTCTGCTTTGATACTAACAATACGCGATCTAATAAACGGTAATAATGCAACCTGTAGTACTCTTGTGCCAATTACTTCTTCTACCATTTCATCAGACACAACTTTGTTAACCGTTTTTTCAACAAGATGTGAGCTAGTTTTTGTAATAGTATTTGTTCTATCACCGACTCTGAGATCTTCGATCTCTTTACCACCCCAGTTCCATGACCAGTTATCCCAGTTAGCGGCAAGTCTTGTGTCAAGCTTTGTTCCACCGTTCATTACAGTTTTAGACTGTACGTTTGTATCTCTCCATTCATCAGATGCAGGAGATATTTTCATATTACCAGTAAAAATAGATGTTGTATAAGGGTTAATTTTGGTAGATTTTGTTGCAAACGGCTGTGAAATATACGATACTTCACTATAATCAATGTAAATATTATCACCTCTACGTACAACACCGACCGAGTTATCAGAATCAAATATCATTCTAACATTATCTTCAGAGAATACTGGTCTTAAAAATCCTTTAGTAGGATCAATTGATGCTCTATAATCAGGCGCGTCTGTCGCCGCTAAGACATGAGTTGTAAAGTTATCAACGAAGAAACCAGACTTAGTTCTATTCAAGCCAGCAGAATCAAGAACTTCGAAGTTACTTGTTTGAAGCTCAAGCATGTTTAGTGATGTTACTTCTTCAAGACTTGAAAGTCTTTTTTCAAGTAGATTAATATCATCCATCGTATAACGACGATGATCTATTTTTTCAACAAGTGTATCATCTTCATTTAATGTGTTTGGATTCAGAATAATATTATAAAGAGCCAATGATCCAGAAGGAGCTTCCGGGAAAACAGGTCTAAATGAATTTTCTCCAGTAACAAGGTTAAAATTACCTTCTTTATCAATTACTAATTTTAAAGATTTTGCAAGATAGTATGTATCATCAGAAGTAACTAGATCTGTAGGCTGTGGAAGATATGAAATGTTCGCTTCAGTAAAGTTACCTGATGAATTTACAACGGGTCTGAAGTCAATAACATTTCTTAAGTTAACTGATTGACCATTGGTAAAGGTGTGTGATGGAATTTCATCATAGTCAACTACACCTGTATATGAATTAACGGCAAAGAAGTTACCAGCACCGTGATTAAAGTGATCAAATTTTACATATACATTTCCGCTTGGCGCTGACTGACCGCTTTTAAGAACCATACGACCGAGGCCATAGAAATTATCTCTTTGACCGTTATCGAGTCTGAATTTATATTCTACATCTGCTCCATCAGAATCAACAAGAGAAACTCTGTGTACTTTTAAAATGTCTGGCTTTGCAAGATTGATAATTTGTTCACCAGTTGTCGCATCAGTTGTTACTGTCGTTGCTACAGTTTGATTTGTTGCTAATGTTTTAGCACGTACAGTCGGTGCTGATGTTGAACCATAAACGTATGCTTTAATTGGTGCGCTTGCCGGCAGGCCAGTAATCGTAGTAGTCGATGAGCCGGTTGTTAATCCGCCTAATGAGCCATTGTTTAGTAGACCGCCATTAGCAGCATCAGTAAAGATTAGCCAATCTCCAGCATTATCTAAAGCATATTGAGTTGGAATGCTTACTGTAAAATTACCTGATCCATCAGATGTGCCTGAGCGAAGAATTTGCACTTCAACTTGTTGTGGATCAATAATTTTTGGTCGAGGATATGGAGTGTTATAGAGAAGAGTATTATTTAATGGATCTTCAATAACTGTATTTGTTCCACTGATTAAAGGATTAAAGAAATTATTTGAATCCGTACCAATAGAGCGAGCGTCTCTAAAGTTTTGCCCGCTATTCATTTGAATATCAAAGACATGAAATTTTAAATCTGCACCATTTTCATGTATTGCTCTAACTCTTACTTCACCAATTTTTGCTGATGCACCACCCGCAAAATGCTTTTGATTCATAATATCTTGAGCTGCAAAGGTCTTAATATCTGGTCCACCAATTGCTGAATCGGCCAGTACATCGAGATAGTTACCATAGTCAACCGGTATGAATTCGCCGTCAAGTTTTAACGTTTCAATAGCTTTCTTCATTTTTAAATCTGTTGGCGCAAAACGTGCTGCTCTGTAACCATCAACGACGACAATACCATCACTTGCTTTTAGGATCAAGTGTGTATTTGCTGAATCGCTTTCAAAATCAATCCTAAATGGTTTTACAATATAATCGCCAGAGTTTTCTTTAATACGAGTAGCAACCATATCGCGTGGGATTTTATACTGTAGATTTTGCTGAGCAGAAACTGAAACAAAAATTGCACCGTTCTTAACTGTAGCAACGTGAATAAAGTTTTCGGTTGATAAGACATTTGCCTTGGTTGTTAATACAAGTCTAATGCGATATCGATCAGCGCCTGGAGCAGTTGTATTTGGAACACTACCTTGATTGTCATACAAAGACGTATCATCATTAACACTTACAACATCTTGTATTATCTTAAAACCAAGTTCTGCATCAGGAGCATCAAAATATTTTGAAACTAAAGTTGTCTGTGATTCGGTATAGACAAAGAAACCTTGAGTAAAATAGACACTTTCACCAACAGTTGCTCTTGTACCGGTTCCAATAGCAGGATTAGAGGATGTATTTGCAATTTGTACAACACGACCAGAACCTAGATTTTCACCGGCCTGAAATCTTGGTGTTGTAGTTGATGCAGCCGCACCAGATGTATCGACATATCTCACAAAATAAGTAACAGGGTCAGAACCAGAAGCGGCAGCAACTTCTAAAACTTCGGCTTTAACTCCAGATGTGGTGCCTGTAATAACGTCACCCACATTTGCTGCCGTAGATGATGATGTGACGTCAAGCTTTACAAACTCATATCCTGTATCAACTGAAAGACCGCCAGGTTTTACAACAGCACCTTCTTTAAAGATATTGTTACCAAATCTTTCCAATTGTTTATTGATAAGAGTTTGCATTTGTGTAAGTTCACGTGCTTGCAAAACCTTTCCACTATTATACAAAATTCTATAGAATCCTGCACTATCGGAATAGTCATCCTTATATTTGGTTTCAAATAAGGTATCGGTATATGTAGTTGCCATTTTCTAACCTTTAGAATTGAATAATAATCTTGATGTCTTCTGCTTGTGAAGTAGTTCGCGAAACAGGCGCTCTATTGTCTATGTATAATAAATCGCCAGATTGATTTGCAACGATTGCTGGAATCAGAGCTGAATCGATAACTCCTTGTCCTGCACCGTTTGTTTCATCTAATACCTCACCATCTTGGAAAACAGTAAATCCAGTTGCATCTGTTTGGTGATAATAAATTTCATTTGAATCAACGAAATCAACATAAGCTTGAGCAAGTGAGGTTTGACCTTCAATAATTTTATCTACTGTAAAGTTTGAAACGACACTTGAAAGTGTCATCTTCTTTAAGGCATTACCAGTTGTATTAGTAAATAATCCGCCACTAGTGTTTAATGGGTTTTTAATGAGACCTACTTGTCTAAAGTCTTGTCCTGTCAAGAAATCTGAGTCATCGCCTTCGAGCATTGTATGGAACATCACAGACGCTGATTTGAGATCGACACGCGGATCCGCACCAATCCCTGAATCAGAGAACGGTAATACTGCACGTGCTGCTGCCCCGGCTCCACCACCACCTGAGAATGTAATCGCAGCAGTAGTATATCCTGAACCGTGTTTTAATGTAGAACTGTCTGGATCCATACGCACTCGTGCCACTTCACCAGTTGCTGAATCGATTGTAGCAGTTGCTGATGCTCCTGTACCTGATCCAGTAATTGTTACAGTCGGTACTGATGTATAGCCTGTGCCTCCATCAGTAACAATAATAGATAATACTTCTCCGCTTACAGCTGCGTTCTGAACCGCTGCTTGTTTTAATTCAATGCCTGTTGAGTTTGAATCAGTAGAACCTTGCACTTTAGTTGGAATAAAGTTTGAAGACATAAATAGCTCAGCATCACCCGCTGATATCGTATATAAAAATTTCCAAACATAACCGTCTGCTGTTCTAAATGAATGAAGATTTGAACTCGTTGGCTCAATTGTAGATGGCTGAGCAACACCTTGCGAATTACGACCGGTTTCTAAACAGGCGTAAACCTGATTATTATCTGTCTTTATGTAATATGGATTTGTAGGATACCCTTGTTGTCTATCATCATAAGGTGAGTAGATACGACCATTTGACCAGTTGTTACGTGGTACAACTAATGATGAACCAGCCATTTTTTTAATTGACTGCAATCCGTCTCTAAAATCTGATTGCGTTTCAGGATTGTTTACCGGTGTCGGTACAGTCTCGTTTGAATCCCATTGTTCAGATCTGCCAATGCCAACATAATAGTTAGCAGTGCCTTGAGAGAATTGATCAAAAAAGTCTCTGGCAATCTGGCGTTTGAGTGTATCTGTAATAATCGCTGGCATTTTCTATATCCTATTAAGTACTAATTTGTGCGCCGAGTGCAATACGTTTGTAGAATCCGGCAGCGCTATCGAAAACTGCTAGGCAAGGATTACCCGATGCGCCGTCGTTAACAAATATAAGTTTTCCGTGTGAACCGGTTGGAACACTAGAAACTGTATATGTATTCAAGTCAACTTCAGTGGCTCTCGCTTTTACATAATCTGAATCAACAGTCGTTGAAATATCTGAAGCTTCAATCATATCTCTCTTAATTGAGAACCAACCTTGATTGTCATATAAGTTAAATCGATTTGAATCTTTATGGTATGAGATAGAACCTTTACCTCTAAATAATGCTTGACCAGCAGTTGAAGTAAGACCTGCAGTATTAACTGTAGGTATCGCTAAGGTTCCTATATTATTAGTCGAATCAAATCCAAAATTAAATATTGTTTGATTTGTATGAAGTTCAGCAGTAACAATTGTATCAACAGTAGCAAGTTGAATTGTATTAGC